ATTCTCTGGAGAAAAGAATTGGGATAGGATGTCTCAGAATATGAAGAATGTTGTAACTAACATGGCTTTCAATCTGGGACTACCTAGACTAAAACAATTCAAGAAGATGAGAGCTGCACTAGATAATGAAGACTATGAAGAAGTGGCTAATCAGATGTTAGACAGCAAATGGGCTAGACAAGTACCTAACAGAGCTGGTAGACTTATTAAAGAAGTTTTGAACGAACAATCTCAACTGAGCAATGGAATGATTTGGGTTGAAGGATATCAACGTTCAGACGGATCAAAAATTGAAGGTTTCTGGAGAAAGAAATCTGAATAAACACATTTTAGAGAAAGACATATAAGCTTCTTTATCAATGTAATAGAGGAGAATAAAAATGTGGAAAGCACAAGCAGCAGAGAATACTGCTAAACTGACAGAAGCTGGTATGGCAGGAGTTACTGTAGGAGCAATCATGGGATGGCTACCTGCTATCGCTGCAATAGTTTCTATTGTGTACTATTGTATAAAGATTTATAAAGAACTTACTCACAAGTAAGTACTGTTGTATCTTAAGGGTTCCACCATAATGGGGTTCCACTACGGAGATAATAATGGCAGACGAAAAAATAGTTTATGGAAAGACTACCGATAAGGTAGCAGACAGATTATTTGATTCTATAGCTAAACACTCTATCGAGCTACAAAGAATGGCTAATTACGTAGAGAAAGACTTAGCAGCAGAATATATTAAACTGTCTAAAGAGCTAGACGCTGTTTTAGTAAAACACGAAGCAGGTGTGAGAGTTACTAAAGCAGGAAGACAAAAACTTCTAGCTAAAGTTATTCAAGAAGGTGAAGTAGCTATTAAGAAATCTGGACAAGCTCTAGCAGAGTTGGTCAGAAATAATTTAATAGAAGTAGGAAACTTAGAATCAGAATTCTCTGTAGGATCTATAAATAAAGCTGTTACTGGTAAAGGTAATGTTGCGTTTATTACTAACAAATTAGGTCCTAAAAAGATAAGCAGTATAGCTGACAACCTGATTGTTCAAGGAGCACCACAGAAAGAATTGTGGGCTAGACAATCTACTAACTTAGTGAATAAATTTAAAGATGTGATAAGAACAGGTTGGGAACAAGAACAAGACATCGCAACAATATCTCAAGCAATCCGTGGCACTGCAGCCAATGGATATAAAGACGGTATTATGAATGTTTCCAAACATCAAGCTAACAGCTTGGCTAGAACCTCTATTGCATCAGTTGCTAATCAAGTCAGAGAAGAGACTTACTTAGCTAATGACGATGTCATACAAGGTGTTCAGTTCATCGCAGTGTTAGACAACAATACTACTCCAGTTTGTAGAGCACACTCAGGTGACAAATGGGATATGACACCAGAAGGTTGGAAACCTGTGGAAGGTGCACATAATTATGTTCAGCCACCACTACATTTCAACTGTAGGTCAACTCTCATACCCAGAATGTATACTCCTGGAGAACTGGCAAAAAGAGCACCAAAGAAATTGAATCTAGTTCCAGACAAAGAGAAGAAGAGTCTTGGAAAAAGATTAGGAGTAAGAGTCTGTAGATCACCATGTAAATATACAGACGCAGATGCTTGGTTGAAAACTCAACCTGTAGAATATCAAAAGAATGTTCTAGGAAAAGCATTTGATGCATGGACAGTAGGTAACATTAGTTTTAAAAGGATGGTAACTCAGAAAGGTAGAATGAGAACTACAGAAGAGTTAGCCAACATCTACAAGCAAGAAGGATTAATTCCTGAAGGAATAATAGCTCTGAAGACAGCAGAAAAGTTCAAACCTTACAAAGGTGCTTCGAAAGAGTTTAGAGATCAGCTTGCTAAGACTGAAAAAGGTGAGTTTCTTAAAATGGAAGAGAAACTTATGACTGGTCAGACAGTAACAAGAGCTGAGAGTGATAAGTTTGGGAATATCTTAAGAAATGCAGATCCTACTGATCTAGAATATAAAAATTCATTTGCACCTACTAACTTCAACGAGTTTTTAGGTAACAAAGCAAAAAGATTAGCATTCTATAATCATACAGCTAAAAGATACGAAAGAATATCTAATATGAGAAAAGGAGATTTGTCTAAAAGAAAGACAAGCTCTCTAAACGATATCGATAAACAAGTTTTAGAAGAATTAAAACAAAAGATATCTTCTGATACTTCTATCTCTGCTACGAATAGTAAGATACTTTTAGAGATGTTCGATGAGTCTGCTAGAATAGTAGGAACTCAAAGATCATTACCTATGATAGAGTCTCTATTCACACTAGCTAGAAAGACAGATTTCTCAGACATAGACGACTTTGTAGGTTATCTAAATAACTCTATGGCTAACGCTGTTAATTCTTACTTTTCTAGAGTTAAAAGATTAGAGATAAGATTAACTGCATCTACAGAAAAAGATGTTAGATTCTCGATGTTATCTGAAAATGCTAAATCTAAGCAAAAGCAATACTTAAATTCTGAAAGTAGTAATTCTGGTTTAAGATCTAAAGCTGAAGCAACTGAGATAAAGAAATCCATATCTAAGATAGGTAAAAGAGATATGAGGTACTTTGAAGGTAGTAAAGCTAACCATCTTAATACTGATTTAGAACTTACTATGCAAGCTAATATCGATCTTTATCTGGGAGTTTTACAGGATGACTTTAGAATGAGTCCTCGTGAAGCTAGAGCATGGATGAAGAGAGTTAGAGAACCTAAATTCGCAGAGAAAAGGACACCAGAACAAATTCTACATTATAAGAGAGTTAAATTTATAACTGACAGATTCAAACCTGGAGACAAAGTACTCTTAGATGATAAGATTATGAGCAGTCCTCTATTCAAAGAGTTTAACGATAATGCTTGGTCTGGAAGAGGTTTTCCACCAGAGATAAGAGAAAAAGTAGGACAAGTTTTGCAAGATGCTGAAACTTATTTAGGTTTACAAGGATATCTAGAAGGTAAGAAGATACAGATATATAGAGGATTGAAAAACTCTATGAATGAAGTGATAGGTAAAGCACCTCTTACTAACACTGTTTCAGCAACTGTTCAAGATGTTATAAAACCTTTAGATAAATTAGATATTAAAGCTTCTAAGAAATATGCAGAGAATAGAGCTAAGAAAATAGAAGGCAAACTTAATAATGAAGGTTTGTTTGCTAAGCTCAATAGAAAGAAAGAGAAGATGACTCGACAAGAAAAAGTTGAGTTAGAAAGATTAGAGTCAGATACTCGATGGGAAGCTCTTTCAGATGCTGTGTATGTCAAAGATGTTTCTAGGAAACTAGACGATCTTATCTTAGGAAATGTTAATAAACCTAATAATCCTTTTTATAGAGAAGCTAACATGGTTCTTAAAGACGATGTTGTGAAGTTGGCTCAGATGGTCAATAGAGAAGTGTTCGTTTCTGTAGAGAAAGGTAAGATATATCTAAATACAGTTAATGATCTTGGAGACAGATATTACTATTTGTTCAGAAATGAATTAGCTCCAGACAGAAATGATTCAATAAGAATGGGTCACTTCTTGATAGAATCAGCTATCAACTCTGGACTAGTTAAAAGATTAAAAGTGGTTCAAAGTGTTTCAAGAGATGGTCTTCCTCCTCGAGACGAGCTTCAATGGTTATTGAAAGAAGCTAACGAAGATTGGAGACAAGCTTTTCTATTAAACAAAACAAACTACGATGTAGACGGATTACCTTCTATAGGTAAGCCACCTGAGATAGTAGACGGAATATATTCTGCTTCAGGAAGATCTACAATTAGGAAACAAAACAAAGAATGGGTTCAGAAAGAAGCATCTAAATCTAGCAGTAAACCTTGGATAAATAACTTAAAGTATGAATCCAAAACAGGTTTACAAGTTAATGGATATATATACGATGTTATGACTGAGCTAGAGAGTAGAGGAAAACCTCTTATACCTAAGCCACCAGCAAATGCTAAAGATGTTGTAGCCAGAAGTAAGTATGATTCTTACATGAGAGCTAGGAACAGTGCTAAAGGTTTAAGAGACCAAACTTTCTACAACAGAATGTCTAATGACAGATACGGAAGAACTTATGCAGATACTGCAGGTTTACATTGGCAAGGCGACGATATCACAAGATCTTTAATGATGTTTGATAAAGGAGTTAAGTTGGGTAAGAATGGTTTTGACGACTTCAGCAGACACTTTATGAATCTTTCAGGTTTTGATAAGATTCCTATGAAAACAAGAATACAACTTTTTAAGAAGATCGATGAAGATTTAATTAGAAAGACAGTAGCTGATCCAGTTAAATACGACTGGTGGTATACTGAATCAGATTGGCTAGAATCTGGTGTTATCAAAAACTTAGTTGGGATTGATAAGCGAGATATAGCTGAGATACAAAAACTTGCAATGAAAGCTAATCCTTCAGACGAAGGTTCTTTCCAATTGTTAGCTCTTATGAAAGAGAGAGTAGCAATGTTAGATTGGGTAAAAGATGGAAACAAGATAGAAGATTTTGTTAGTCGTTTACCTTCTGCCATTGACGGAACAACAAACGTGCTACAGCACTTTGCTGGTATCTCTCGAGATAAGTCTATTGCTAAAGCAGTTAACATGGTAAGGCAAAGAAATGTTGCGGATGCGTACATACAATTAAGAGACCAGATGGATGAGATAGGTAAAGCTATGGATCCATCTAATCCACTCAAAAAGTATATTGATCTTCCAGGACTAACCCATGCTAAGAGAAGAAAATCAGTTAAGAAAGGTTTAATGACCTCTCAATATAATGCTGGTGCTAGAACTCTAGGTGAGAGTTACTTCGAGGCACTCGAAGATGTTCAGGTGAATGGTTCATATATCTTTAGAGAAGCAACTTCAAGAGATAAAATCGCAGTAGGTAGAATAATATTAGAAGCTTCTGAGCAAGCTTATCCTGAAGCTACTAAAGTAAGATATCTCTTAAATAATTTTGCTGAAGCACATGAGATTGCTGGTAAAGAAGCTATAGAGTTAAAAACTCCTCTAGGTTTTCCATACCGACAATCTTACAAAAAGACTGCTGTTGAACAAATAGAGTTATCAACCTATAAGGGAGAAAAACTGAAACTTAATGTGACTGTAGATTTAGATGAAGTAGATTACAGTAAACAAAACAGAGCATTTGCTCCAAATATAATTCATGCGATGGATGCAACACACAAATCATTAGTTGTAAATAAATTACAAAAATTAGGTGTAGACAATTTCAGCATGATACATGATAGTTTTGGTTCTAACTTTGGTAACATGGCTTTACTAAGCAAGGTAACAAAAGAATCTTTCTTAGAATTATACGAAAAAGAGAATTTCTTGGAATATTTAGCTAAGATGTTTAAGGACAACGGAGTTAAGTTACAGAGATTCGCTCGTGACGAGAAAGGTAGAAAAATAAAAGATGGTAAAGGTGGTTTCTTGACAGAGGAGATACCTGTGTCAGAAATACAATCTTTAGGAGATTTTAAATTCAGTGATTTCCTAGAGTTGGAATACTTTTTCCATTAAACAAAGTAATAACACAGATACATAAGACGTGTTAATATAATCCTCCCCATATTCGGGGAATATAAATAAGGAGGACAATAAAATGTCAGACGCACTAAAAAATACATATAACAACGTTGAGGACATTCCAGAAGGATTGGAATCATTTTATTCTAAAAACGAAGAGACAGATACTTACACTTTAAAAGCAGAAGGTATGGTGGACAAATCTCGTTTAGATGAATTTAGAGACAACAACATTAATCTACGTAAAGAGATTGAAAGTTATGACTCTAAAATTTCTGACTATGAAAGCAAGATGGCAGAAATGCAGAATGCTTTAAAGTCTATAGAAGAAAAATATTCTGGTATCGATCTGGAGCAATATCATGCTGCTCAGGAAGAAGCTAGAAAGATGGCTGAGAAAGAGATGATTGAAGCTGGAGAAGTTGATAAACTTATCAATTCTCGAGTTGATGAAGTTGTTGCAGCCAAGACAAGAGAAGCAGAATCTTTAAAAGAGCAATATGAAGCAAAAATTAATGCTTTACAATCGGATTTAGTTGGATACGACTCACAACTTTCAAAGATGTTAGTAGACAACGAAATAACTAAGATCGCTAGTGTTAAAGGAGTAAGATCTTCTGCTATTGAAGACGTACTCTCTAGAGGTCGAAATATCTTCCGTGTTGAAGACGGAAAGGCTCAAGCGTATAATGAAGATGGTAGACCAATTTATATGGAAGACGCAGTAACACCACTCAGCATCGACGGATGGATTGAGGGTCTTACCAAGTCAGCTCCACATTTATTCGAGGCATCATCTGGATCAGGAACGCAACAGCCAACAACCAGTTCTGCAGCTCCTGCTGTCGAGCAAATGTCCGCACATGAATCTATTCTTGCTGGACTTAAAAATCTATAAAATAAGATAGCTAGGAGCTATCTACAGATGGTGACGGTGTCGCCTGAATAGTCGAGTTTTAAATATTTTAGGACTCAATAGAGCAAATAAAACTTAATCTATTCCACATCTGTGGAAAATAAACAAGGAGAAAATCTAATGGCACTTACATTAGGAAATCAAAAGAACCTTAACAACGACATGTTGGTAAAAGGTATTATTGAATCAATTGTTACTGTTAATCAGTTCTACAGTGCACTTCCCTTCCAAGGCATTTCTGGTAACGCACTAGCGTATAACTGTGAGACTGCTGGCGAAGATCAAATGGATCTAGTATCTGTATTAAAGACTAACGGTTCTGGTATCAACAAAGATCAACAGAACTTCACACGTAAGTCAACTGAACTAACAACTATCATCGGTGACGCTCAAGTTAACGGTTTAATCCAAGCTGTTGGTTCTGACTTTAACGATGCTAGAGCGGTACAAGTTGCAGCTAAAGCAAAAGGTGTTGGTCGTAAATACATGGATCTAATG